TCCCCGCGCTCGGTGAACTTCAGAAGGGCGTCAAGGCCAAGGCCAAACAGCGCTCGCCCAAACTACGCAGCCTCGACGGCAGGCTCCTCCACATTCGCGCACAGCACTCCGCCCTAAACACTCTCCTTCAGGGAGCCGGGGCGGTCGTGATGAAGAAAGCGCTGGTGCTCGCCTACGACGCCTTCCTCGAACGGGGATGGGTCTTCGGCAGGGAGTTCGCCTTCGTCCTTAACGTCCACGATGAGTTCCAGATGGAGGTGATGCCAGAGTATGCGGAGGAAGTCGGCGCGATTGCTGCCGATGCCATCCGCCGTGCAGGAGAGGCCTTCGGTCTCCGCGTCCCCCTCGCGGGTTCGTCGGACATCGGCCAGACCTGGGCGGACACCCACTAAGACCCGTGACCCCCGTGGGGTGATGCTGAAGAACGCCCGAGCCAGGGCGCGCATCGCCGGGGTCCCCTTCAACATCACCAAAGAGGACATCGTCATCCCGACGCATTGCCCCATCCTGGGCATCCCCCTCTTCCAGAAGACCGGCAAGCAGGGAGGCGGCGACCACAGCCCCTCCCTCGACCGGGTCCGACCGGAGCGGGGGTACGTGCCGGGGAACATCCTCGTCATCAGTCAACGAGCCAACAGGCTCAAGTCGGACGCCACCATCAAGGAGCTGAGGGACATAGCGTCCTTCTACGCCACCCTGAGGCGGAGCGTCCGGGTCACCGGAGCACAACAGTGAGCCTCGATATGTTTCCAGATTGGGTCTTCCAGCGGCTCATCGAAGATTGCGAGCGGGAGGCGGCCAGGAAGGTCGCCCGTGACGCCGTCGAAGAACAAGGAATTGGCGAATGAAACTACTGAAAGACCTCTTCTTCGAGGCCAACAACGCCTCCCTCGATTGGGGCCGCCTAGTCGGCATCCTGGTCGTCGGCAGCGTCCTCGCGGCTGCGTGGGGCAACTACCACCACGGCCAGGCCATCGACCTGGGTCCGACCGGGTTGCCGGGCGGGCTCGCCACGATCCTCGCTGCGGCCTCCTACTACATCCTCAAGGACCGCCAGCAGGCGGGTAAGCATGACGGCTAACCGCTGGCTCGTTCTCGTGGTCCTGGTGGTCCTGGCGTTCTGCGTCTGGACGCTGCCAGCCCACGCCGCGGCGCCACAGCCACAGCCGCCGACTGTGAAGCTCTACGTCTACCCCAAGCTCCTGCCGCCGCAGGAAGGCGAGGAAGTCATCAAGGACCCTAACGCCCTCCGCATGAACAACCCGGAGGACAGCTCACTCCCTGATGACCCCTTCGAGGCCGCCAAGGACCCCCGCACATGGGCATAATCCGAGCCTTCCTCGGGGGCGTGAACCTCCAGGGCTGGCTGGGCGTCATCATCGGCGCCGCCCTCTCCGTGTTGCTCGCCATCCAGACCGGCAAGACGCACCATTGGGAGCATCAGGCGAACCACTACCAGCTCGCCTACACCCAGGAGCAGTCAGCCCACCGGCAGACGGTCATCAACTACCAGCAGGCAGCCGAGAAGGCCCGCCAGGAAGACGCCGCCAACAAGGCCCGTGTCGAGGCCCAGCAGGCGGCCATCAACCAACAGAGAGACGCCACTTATGAAGCTCGCATTGCCGATGCTCGCGCTCGCGCTGACCGCCTGCGCCAGCAGCTCGAACAGGCCACAGCCCATCCCGGCAGTTCCCCAGGAGCGCCAGTGTCCGGCCTTCCCGCTGCCCCCAGCGGCCCTGATGGAACCTCCGCGGAAGCTGGACTTCCTCCCGAAGACGCCCTCACCGCAACCGAGCAGGCCATCCAGCTCGACGAACTCCAGAAGTGGGTCCGTCAGCAACACGGCATCGACGTCGAAGGGCGACATCCCCAAGGGTCACCCGGAGCTGGCGCGGTAAGTGGACAGCAGCAAACAGCTCCAGACCGTCCCTGAGCGGGAGCCGCTAACGGAAGCCGAGGCCCAGCGCATCGGCGTGGCAGCGAGCCGCCTGGCGCGGCTCCGCCACCTCCACAGCGAGGCTGAGCGGGCTATCGGCGCCATCGTGATCGGCTCCGGCTACACCGCCAAGAGCGTGCAGCTCGGCAGTCTCGACCTCCAGGCGGCCCTCGCGTTCCTGATGGAGCGCGATGAGCTGTTCCTGGCGAGCTTCAACGTACAGATTGAGAGGCCTGAATGAACAAGGCTGCTTTGGCCTATCAAGTGGCTCAGCTTCGCCACGCCTACGCTCAGCTCAAACGAGGGCGAGTGGTCCATCAGGCGGAGTTTGCTGAGGGCTTGTTGGCGCCTGTCATCGCTCACCTAGAACGCCTCTTGGTCGAGGCGTGAGGCGCACCCTGCTGCTCGATGCGGACCTGGTCGCCTACCACGCCAGCTCCGCGAACGAACGGAAGTATGATTGGGGAGACGGCATCAAGTCGGTGGCCGCCGACGAGAGGAAGGCTCGCGACTTTGCCGACGAGAGGATCAGCAAGTTCGCTGACAAGCTGAAGGCGGACGAGGTCATCGTCTGTCTCTCCGACGACTTCACCAGCTTCCGCAAGGACCGGGTGGACCCAACCTACAAGGGCAACCGCAACGAGGTCGAGCGCCCCATCCACCTGTACGACATCAAGGACTACCTGGCGGAGACCTATACCACCGAGAGGTGGACCGCCCTGGAAGCCGACGATGTCATGGGCATCCTCGCGACAGACCCCACCCGGACCGATGAGAGGATCATCGTGTCCTCCGACAAGGACTTGATGCAGATACCCGGCAAGCTCTACCGCCCGCCCATCTGGCTCCAGGGCCAGCTCATCCGCAAGGGCCAGCTCATGCACATCACGGAGGAGGAGGGCGACCGCTTCCACCTCTTCCAGACGCTCGTGGGCGACGTCACGGACGGCTACAAGGGCGCCCCTGGCGTTGGCCCTCACGCCGCCGAAGCGATCCTCGACGGGATCATGTGGGTCCAGCAGGATCGGACGCTGAAGTCCGGCCCGCGGAAGGGCCTGGTCCTCACCGAGTGGAAGCCCTCCGAGGGCGACTACATCTCCGCCTGGCTGAGAGTGGTGGCGGCCTTCGAGAAGGCTGGTCTCACCGAAGAGCACGCTCTTCAGCAGGCCCGTCTCGCCCGCATCCTGCGGCACGAAGATTGGGACGGACGGTCCCCTAAGCTCTGGACCCCAACCCTCCATTAAGGTGTCAATTACAACACACTAAGATGGAGACGCAGAAGCTCCGGGATTGTGGAAATCCACAGTCACCTGGCACGCCAACTCAGAGGCTCGTGGTTCCCTTGTGCGACCGCGGGCCTCTTCTCTGAGGAGCCATCATTGCGCTTTCCGAACACGGTAGACGACCTCATTGCGTACCTCGACAGGACATTCCCTGAGGTCATCCCGCAGCCGGGGGACAGCCCCGAACAGATTATGCACGCCGCTGGCCAGCGCTCCGTTGTGAGCCACCTGAAGGTCGCGCGTGCCAACGCCAGCAGAGCCCCCGCCCCTCCACGGGAGAGGGGTAGAGGACGCGATGTGCGTAGCTAAGACACCCCATATTGATAGCAGCGATCCGAAAGGGCAGAAGGACCCGCCCATCCTCCGCAACCCCATCCTCGATGGGATGCTGGGCAACATTGCCGCGCTCCGCGGTGGACGCAACGCGCTGAGGATTGACCTCCTCAACCCGCTCGCGATCCCGGTAGGCGGCGGCGTTGGTGGTGGCTTCGGCGGCGGAGGCGGCGGCGGCTCGGGCGGAAGCTCGGGCGGCGGCACCTCTAGCGGTGGGACCTCTCGCAGTGGCAGCTCGGATGGCTTCCGCAGCTCAGGCCCGTCTCGGACCGCGGTCTTCGCCTAATGTCCACTGCCGCGGAGCGCTATCAGCTCCTTCAGACCGACCGGAACTCGGTCCTTAACGCTGCCCGAGCGGCAGCCAAGGTGACCATTCCGGGCCTCATCCCCGAGCAGGGATCATCGAACCCCCACGACAGCACCACGCAGCCTTGGGAGAACCTTGGCGCCCGTGGTGTGAACAACGTGGCAGCCAAGCTGCTGGTCTCGCTCTTCCCCCCGCAGCGGCCCTTCTTCCGTCTGGAGATTGACGCCGACACGGCCCAGCAGATGGGCTCGAAGCTCGGGGCAGCGCAGGACGCCCTCGCCCAGATCAGCCAGAAGGGCCAGCGCCTCATCGAGGCGTCCGGTTCCAGGCCGATGTGGATGGAGGTCTTCCGCCATCTCGTGGTGGCTGGCAACATCGTCCTCTATCACCCCGATGACGGGACCCGGATGCGGGTCTGGCGGCTCGACCAGTTCGTGGTCCGCCGCGATGCCCAGGGCAACTTCCTGGAAATTGTCATCGAGGAAGAGGTCTACCCGTCCGAGCTGGACCCTGAGGTCCTCGCGGCGGTCGGCCTCGACAAGAACACTGAGGACGCCAAAGACGCCGAGCCCGCCGACGCGGAAGAGAAGAAGATCAAGCTCTACACATGGGTGGAGCGGATTGGCGACCAAATCGTCCACTTCCAGGAGATTAACGGCGTCGAGGTTCCGGATAGCCGCGGCACCGCCAAGGCTACCGAGACGGGCTGGCAGGCCCTTCGTTGGCAGGCTGTTCCCGGTTCCGACTATGGCCGCTCGATGGTGACCGAATATGCCGGTGACTTCCTCTCCCTGGAGGAAGGCTGGCAGGCCGTCATCAAGTTCGCCGCGGAAGCGGCCCGCATCATTACCATCGTGGACCCCAACGCGGGCGTCGATGTGGAAGAGCTGGCCGATGCCGAGACCGGCGACCACCTCACCGGCTTCGTTGAGAAGATCAGTAAGCTCGGGCTCGACAAGAGCGCCGACTTCGGGGTCCTCTGGAACGTCCTTCAGGCAATCGAGCGCCGCCTCAGTTCGGCGTTCCTGCTGACGGCTGACACCATCCGTGACGCTGAGCGTGTCACGGCGGAGGAAATCCGGGCCGTTGCCCAGGAGCTAGAGGATGCCTTCGGGGGAACCTACACGGTCCTCTCCGATGAAGCTCAGGCGCCCTATGCGCGCCGCGTGCTGTACATCCTCACTAAGCAGAAGAAGGCCCCGCCGCTCCCAGCGGACGTCACCCCTCAGATTGTCACCGGCTTCGCTGCCCTCGGGCAGAACACCGAAGTCCAGGCCATCGAGGATTGGCTCAAGTTCCTTGTTGAACTCTTCACCCCGAAAGTCGTGGCTGCCAAGCTCGACTTCGAGGAGATTGCTCTCCGCACGGGTGAGGGACGAGCCATCACGGACGTTAAGGGGATGCTTCTGGGTGCCCAGACGCAAGCCCAGAACAGTGCCGCTGACCAGCAGGCCGCGGTGACCCAGGAGGTTGCCCCCGAGGTGGTCAAGCAGGGCATGAAGTCCCTGGCGGACAATCCACAAATTCAGGAGGCTATTAGTGGCCAAGCCCAACAGTGAAAAGATCAGTGACGCTCACGGTGAGCGTCTTAACGACATCGTCAAGTCGGGCCGTGTGAACACGAGTGTCCAGACCCAGACGGTCGTCGAGGACCGCACGGAGAACCCTGAGGTTCGCCCGATGGTCGAGTATGAGGCCGAGCATCAGGAACTCGATGGCGGCACCATGCTGACTACCTACATGCACCCGGTCGGGGGCTTCCCTGGCGAAGAGCAGGCTGACGCGTAATGGCCAATGGCGTGGACCAGGTCGTGTCTGAAGAGCAGGGGCTTGACGTTGTCGAGACCCCGCTCGGCTCCAAGGAGTTCAGGGGATCGGTCGAACACCGTGACCCGATGGCTCCTGAGCTGAAGCCTGCCCCCGAGGGCGTCCCGGAGAAGTTCTGGGACCCCATCAAGGGTGAGATGCGGACGGACGACCTTCTGAAGTCGTATTCCGAGCTGCAAAAGAAGCTGGGCCAGCCCAAGGGTGACGACGAGCCGAAAGGCGACGACGAACCCAAGGGTGATGATGAGCCCAAGGACGACGAGCCGAAAGGCGACGACGAGCCCAAGGACGATGAGCCAAAGGGCGACGACGAGCCCAAGGACGATGAGCTGAAGGAGCCCACCGAGGCTGCCCTGGCGTCCGCCGTCGAGGCCGCCCAGGCTGCCTTTGCGGAGACCGGCGAGCTGACCACTGAGGCCCGCGAGCCACTCAAGAAGCTCGGCATCACGGACGCTCAGATCGACTTCTACATCGCTGGCGTTCAGGCCACCGAGCGGGCGCTTCAGTCCGCCGCGGAGAAGGCTGCCGGTTCCGCTGAGAACCTTACTGCCGCGATGCAGTGGGCCGCCGCTGGTGGTCTCACCCAGAAGCAGATCATGGCCTTCAACTCCCAGACGGGCGACGTAGAAACCATCGGCCCGGCTGTGACCGGCCTGATGGCTGCCTACAAGGCCGCCAATCCAGGCGAAGGCAAGCTCACCAACATCAACTCCGGCCTCAGCGTCGGGGACGTGTACCATCACATGGATGAGTTCCAGCAGGACCTCTCCAAGGCTGACCGCGAGTTCGACAAGGTCGCTCGCAGGAAGGCCATCGACAAGCTCCGCCGCTCGCGCGCAGCGGGGACAGTCAAGAGCCAGCGCCGCTCTCCCTTCGGCGCCTAACTAACCCAAGAAACCAAGAGATAATCCGAGGGCCGTGAGGCCGGACTGCGCGTCCGACAACCTCCGCCAGCGCCAACGGACCTTGAGGCAAGCGGGACGCAAGAAACCCAAACCCCAAGGAAAAAGTAAGTGTCCAACAGCACTCCCTCTCGTCCAGGTCTTCGCGAAGGCGGCAGCGATCCGCTAGAGCTACTGCTCGACGTTCGCGGTCACGAGGTTCTCGAAGCCTACGCGGCGGAAATCAAGATCGCGGACAAAATCCAGTCGCAGATGCTGGCTGGTGCGAAGAGCGTCAAGTTCCCGGCGTTCTGGAACGCTTCCGTCAGCTACCACACCCCCGGTGTCGAGCTGCTCGGCGGTCAGATCGCGTCTCAGGACGTGACCGTTTCGCCGGACGACAAGCTCGTCTCGGACGTGTTCGTCGCTGACGTGGACGAGGCCCTGTATGACGTCGAGGTTCGCTCGCCGTACACGGGCGCCATCGGTCGCGCTCTCGCGGAGCACTACGACAGCAACGTCGCTCGTTCGATCATCCTCTCCAGCCGCCAGGGCGCGCTCTTCACGGGCGACCAGGGTGGTTCGGCGCTGACGAACGCTGCGTTCGCTACCGACGCCATCACTCTCTTCGACGGCATCAGCCAGGCGAAGGAGACGATGGACAGCAAGAAGGTCCCGGTGGACAGCCAGCCGCTGTACGCCGCGCTCCGCACCACGGAGTGGTATCTTCTGAGCCGGTCGGACCGCAACCTTAACCGTGACTACAACGGTGGTGCGGCGAACATCAGCAAGCACACGCTGACGACCGTCGATGACATTTCGGTCATCAAGTCGAACAACCTGAACACCATGTTCGGTGTGGATGACAGCGCCAACGCTGCGATCCCCGCCGTGTACCGTGGTAACTTCACCAACACCCGCGGCATCGTGTTTACGCCCTATGCTGCGGCGACGGTTGTGGTCCAGGACCTCGGCTTCCAGATGGTCGATCAGCCCGAGAAGCAGGGTGTCCTGCTCATCGGTCGGCGCATGGTCGGCACTCGCCCGCTGCGGTCCAAGACCGCGGTCGAGCTGAAGATCGCGTAACGATCCCTGACGGGGGATGGGCTTCGGCCTGTCCCCCGTTTTTTCCTTTTAGGAGCCTCGCCCACATGGTGCTCTCACCCATGACGGACCTTGAGGCCGTCAACCGGATGCTTTCGAGCATCGGTCAGGCCCCCGTCAACACGATCCCCAGCTCCGGTGTGGGGGATGCCGCCAAAGCGGCCCAGCAGCTCCTTGAGACCGCACGCGACGTGCAAACGGTCGGCTACTGCTGGAACACCGACACGAATTACAATCTCACCCCAGACGCGGACGGCGCCATCCTGCTCCCTAACGGAGCCTTGGATGCGGACGCTTCCGCCCCCACCACGAACACGAGCGTCCGGATGCACCCCTCGAAGGGGGCGCTGGCGCTGTACGATATGGACAATCAGACCTTCGCTTGGGAGGTCGGGACCCCGGTCGCGGTGGACATCATCTGGGGCTTCGAGTTCAACGACCTCCCGCAGCCCGCTCGCGCCTACATCGCGACCGCCGCGGCTCGGAGGTTCCAGGCCCAGATTGTCTCCTCCCCGATCCTCGACCGCTACAACGAGGAGGACGAGGCCAGGGCCTTCATCTTGCTCCAGCGGTACGAACGCCGCTGCCGTGACACCAACAGCTTCCGGCGCAATCAGGGCTTCCAGAAGTGGATGGCTCGCCGGTTCTCATAAGGAGACCCTGAGTGCCGCTCACCACGCGCACCCTCCCGGCCTTGATGAACGGCATTAGCCGCCAGCCCGCTATCCTGCGGTCGCCGGACCAAACGGAAGATGAGCTGAATACCTGGGGCAACATCGCCACCGGCCTGTCCCGGCGCCCGCCGACGCAGACCGTTAGGAAGCTCACCGGGCTCACCCTGGGCGATGCCACCATCCACCACATCAACCGGGACATCAACGAGCGCTACCTGGTCCTCCTCGACGAGGGGTCAGTGCGGGTGTTCGATGAGGCGACCGGCGACGAAAAGACCGTCAACGCCCCGCTCGGGCTGGCCTATATGGACGCGCCGGGTGACAGCTACCGCGCCATCACCATCGCTGACTACACCTTCATCGTGAACACCGAGAAGGTTGTCGCGCTGAAGGGTCTGGCGGCGGACGAGAGCGCCCCTAACGCGGCCTGGAGGTTCCCTGGGGGGAACAACCCGACGCGCATGAACGCGGCCTCGGACTTCTACGTGGCGGGTGGCCTCCATCAGTACGCCCCGAACCCGACGAGCCCCGGCTCCGTGACGGGCACCGTGGCGGATATGACCAAGCTCCCGGACCCGCCGTGCTCAGGCTGCGTCTACAAGGTGCTCGGCGCCTCGGAGACCTCGTTCGTCTCGTACTACGTGCGCGGTGAAGGCTCCTATTGGGACGAGACCGTCAAGCCTGGCCTCAAGAACGCCCTCGACGAAGCCACCATGCCCCATGTGCTGATCCGCGAGAGCGACGGCACGTTCACAGTGGCGCCCTTCTCGTGGCAGCCGCGGCGCGTTGGCGACCTCGACACGAACCCCCACCCGCCCTTCGTGGGCCGGACGATCCGGGACGTGTTCTTCTATCAGAACCGCCTGGCGTTCCTCGTGGACGAGAGCGTCGTGTTCTCGGCAGCCGGGGACTACGGCGACTTCTACCGGCGCACGGTTCTCGACTACATCGACAGCGACACCCTGGCCGCCGCGGCGACCACCACTGACGTCGCGATCCTCGACTATGCGGTCCCGTTCGCGGATGGCGTCATGCTGTTCTCGCGCCAGCGCCAGCTCTCCCTCACTAACGGGGACAGCGGCCTGAGCGCCCACAGCTTGGCCATCCAGCCGGTGACCCGGTACGTCATGGCCCCCGAGGTCCGACCGGACCCGCTGGGCAGCCAGGTGCACTTCGTCACCGACGCGACGGGCTCAGCCTCCGTCCAGGAGTACACCCGCCTCGCGGGCGCCGATCCGACTGAAGCGGCGGACATCACCGCCCACGTCCCTGGGCTCATCCCTCAGGGCGTTAGTCAGATCATCTCGGCTCCGGACCTCGATGCGCTCTTCCTCCTCGTGAGGAACGCTACGGACCCCGCGCAGCAGACCAAAATGTACGCCTACCAGTTCTTCTGGGACGGCGATAAGAAGCTCCAGAGCGCCTGGCGCGTCTGGGACTTCGGGGACGGCAAGCCCCTCTCGGGCGCCTACCTCGACAGCGCTTTGCACCTCCTGGTCTCGCGCCCCGATGGGTACTTCCTGGAGAAGATCGAGCTGGCCTCTTCGGCGGTCAGCACGAACCAGGACCACGTCATCTACCTCGACCGCCAGGAAACCCTGACGGGCGTTTACGATGCCGTGGCGGACCACACCACGTTCACCACGGTCGGCCAACTGGACCCCGCCAAGGCGACCCTTGTGCGAAGCAAGGGCTCAGGCGCCGCGGAGAGTGTCATCAGCAACCCCACGGTGGTCGGTAACACCATCACCGTCACGGGCGATGAGACAGCCGCCCAGGTCACCCTAGGGAACGCTTACGAAACCTTCGTGACCCTCTCGCAGCAGTTCCCCCAGGATTGGCAGAGCAACCGTCTCACGACCGGCAGGCTCCAGCTTCACACCTTCACGGTGCGGATGGACAAGACGGCGTACACGCGGGCTCAGGTCTATCCCTACGGAACCGCTCCAGCGGGCCTCGATGCAGGCCTCGTGTTTACCGAGGAGTTCACCGGCAAGCTGCTTGGCAGCGCGGAGAACCTCGTCGGCCAGCGGGTCTACCAAACGACCTCGTTCACCTTCTCGGTGGCGGGTAACTCCAAGGAGGCAGTGGTGCAGCTCATCAATGACACGCCATTCGCCTCGACGTGGACCAGCGCGGAGTGGGAAGGCATGTACTTCTCCCGCGCGCTGTAATGGCGCGAGCCGTAAGCACGGCCTCGCTCGACCCTGACACAGTACGAGAGGCCCTGGAGCACATCGCCCAGGGTCTCCGTCCTGCCGACCTGGACGAGCTGAGGGCTACCCTCGGGCCAAATGAAGATCCGTTTTGGGCTCTCTTCGAGAGCTACGAGAACTCCGCAGCCACCTGGCTGATCCTCGACCGAACGAGCCTCCCCATTGGCATCTTCGGCGTGGCAGCCCACGCGGTCCCTCAGCTCGGGATAGCGTGGTTGATGGGCACCGAGGGGATGGAGCGCGAGGCGCTATCCATCGCTCGGCAGACCCCCGGCTATGTGGCGAAGCTGCATGATTACTTCCCGATACTCTGGGCCAACGTGGACGCGCGCAACGCGCTCTCGATGAAGTGGCTGGAGTGGGCGGGCTTCACCATCAACGACGCAAACCCCGCCTTCGGGCCGGAGGAGCGTCTCTTCCTCGAATACGCAAGGACCGCGTGAATGTGCCTTCCAGTAGCCCTCGCGATCCCGGTTGCCCTCGCTGCGGCGGGAACCGCGGTCAGCGTCATTGGCCAAATTCAGTCGGCCAATAACCAGGCCGCCGCCCTCAAGGCGCAGGCAGCCGCCAAGAACAAAGAGATTGACCAGCAGACCTCCGCGCAGATCGACGAGCGCCTCCGTGAGGCCCGGCGAGAGCAAGGCCGCATCATGGTGGCCGCGGGCGAGAGTGGTCTGAACACGGGCAGCCCGGTCGTCCAGGGCCTCCTCACGGACGCCTCGATGCAGGCCACGCTATCGAACCAGGAAAGCCTGGCGAACCGCGAGAGCCGCAGGCGGGCGACCATAGCGGAAGCCAACGCGATGATGCCCAGCAAGCCGACGCTCCTTGGCGCCGGTCTCCAAATTGCCATGTCCGCTGCCGGTGCAGCACAAAAGGCAGGCGCCTTCAAAGGCGGAAGCACGACAGGATAACCGATGGACCTAGCTAAGGTTGAAACGCCGCTCCGGTCACAGCCCCAGACTACGTTCCGGCGCGAGACGACCATGCCTCGGCAGGCCACCGACCTCCCCGGCCTGGAAGTCAACGCGGCCATCCACCGCCCCAGCACAGCCAACGCCGACGCGCTGCTGAAGCTGCTGGGCGTGGGGACGGACCTCGCGCAGAACATCGCCGGGGACATCCAGCAGAACCAGGACAACAAGGACAGCGCCCAGGCGGAGCTTGACTTCGCCCAGGGCAACGAGGACCCCAACAGGTTCTCCAAGTCTCGAGCCTATCGGGAAGCCTGGCAGCTCCAGGGTGCCAAGAGCCTGGCCATCAAGGTCAGCGACGAGGTCACCCAGCAGGCCAACGCGCTCCTGAACGACCCGGACCACCCAGCGACCCTTCAGGACCTTGACGCTCTCTTCGAGAAGACCGTCAGCTCCCACCTCCAGGACGCTCACATCATCGGCCCGGACGGCAAGCCCACGGGCGCTGTCACGCCGAAGGCTCAGCTCATCCTCGGCAACGCTCTGGCGAAGCTGAAGGCCGACCTGGTCCCGCAGTTCGCCAAGGGCATCCGGGATCAGAAGAACGAGAAGCTCTACGGCACCACGTTCAGCAACATGCTGTTCGAGCGTGACGCAGGGCAGCCCATTGGCACGCCGCCCGGCGCGACCATCAAGGCCCCGGACCCGCTGGCGCCGCTCCCTGAGGGCGCCCCTAAGGCCCGCACAGTCACCTTCGGCAAGCCTACCGGCAAGCTCCCCATCCAGGGGAAGATCACCTCGACGTTCGCGCAGCACATCGCTCGTGGCTCGCACGGGGTGGACATCGACGGCGTCATGGGACAGCCCATCACGGCTCCCGCTGGCGGCACGGTGACGGTCGGCCAGGACAAGAAGAGCGGCCTCTTCGTTCGCATTGACCACGGCGATGGTGTCGTCAGCTCCTACGCTCACCTGAGCGGAACGAGCCTGAAGAGCGGCGACGTCATCCAGGCGGGCGAAACGCTCGGCAAGGTCGGCAACAGCGGTCACACGGTCGGGGAAGGCGGTGGCGATGGCTCCCACCTCCACTACCGCGTCAAGGTCAATGGCGTAGACGTCAACCCGCTCACCTTCGCCTTCAAGGGCGGCGGCGCGGGCGTGGTCGTCGAGGACGGCTCGGAGCCTCAGCTCCAGAGTGCCCAGGTCCAAGCGACCCAGCTCCGGCCTGGCTTCAACGTCGAGCAGTTCATGGCGTCCCTGCCCCCGAGCGTGGACAAGGGCGAGGCCAAGCAATGGCTCATCGAGAACCTCATCGCGCAAGCAGCGTCCACCAAGGACACCTCGCTCCTCAACGGTCTGGAGGACTCCAAGCGCAAGGATGGCTTCCCGTCCTTCACCGCGGCAGAGCGCCTCAAGATCACCGAGACCCGCGAGCGGCTCGAAGATCAGAACCGCATCGAAGCGGACCGCGCTGAGGCCAAGCTCCAGACGGACAACTATAAGACGGTCCTCCAGGCTTTCGCTGAGGGCCACCCGCCATCAACCTCATGGCTCACCGAGCAGTCCCGCAAGGGGCTCCTCAACCCCGAGCACGTCTACTCCCTGGTCGAGCACATCGAGGCCGAACAGAAGGCGGACGCGCGCGAGGCCCGCATGGAAGCCAAGCAGGCCCAGGCGGAGGAGGATAGTGACCTCGACGCCTTCACCTATGGCGAGGAAGCCAAGCTCCGCGGCGGCGACCTGTCCGGTAAAGGCTGGCAGGAGCTGTTCGAGAGCGGCGCCCTCGGGTCCGGCAAGAAGGCCGCAGCACGAGCCCTAAGGCTCCAGGCGGCGACCACCGCGGGCCAGAAGATGGCCGAGCAGGACCCTCAGTTCGCCTACTTCAGCGGGATGCTGAAGCAGAACTTCAAGCCCCGGAAGATGGGTGATGGTCCGCTGATGCTCCTGAAGCCGCAGTCAGCCATCGACGATGCCACCTACGCGGCCATGATGTCGAGCTATCGGCAGAAGGTCGAGAAGGGCGGCAAGTCCCCCGACGAGGCCTACACCGAGGTCGTCAAGCAATACGCCCCGAACGGCGGCAAGAAAGACGTCAACGCTCAGCTCAGCAGCATCGCGCAGCAGATCGCAGAGCTGAAGGCGAAGAAACGAGCCGCAGGGCGGTAAGGAGAAAGCATGGCTGACAACTGGACGGACGCGGACGAGAAGCAGCTCGACGCGCTTCAACAGCAGTACAACGAGCTGACGGCTCAGCAGGCGGGCAACCCCGTCGCTGATGCCCACGTGGCTGCTGTCAGCAAGCCGCGCACGCCACAGGACGAAGCCACCAAGCCCTTCTCCCTTGTCCGAACCATCATCGGCACGGGGCGGGACATCATCGCAGAGCCTCTCAACTTCGCTGAGGCCGCGGGCGACAAGCTCGAAGAGAAGATGCCCCTCCCCATGCTGCGGTTCGGAGAGAACTCCAGCAACGGCATCCTGGACATCGTGAGCGGTGAGGCCGCTCGCAAGGAAGTCCAGAAACATCGCCAGCTCCCGAGCATCCCGGACGTTCCGGGTTCGGACCAGGCTGGCGCGGTGGAGCGGATCACCCGCGGCATCGCAGGCTTCCTCGTTCCCTATGCAGGATGGTCCAAGAAGTTCGGCGTGGCCAAGGCTGGCGTCGGCATCGTTGGCCGCCTTGTGCGCGGCGCTGAGGCCGGGTTCGCCACGAACCTGGTCAACCAGGCTCCCGATGCCACGAACATGGCGAGCGCCATCAAGGACACCTTCGGGATCGACAACGAGACCCTGAATTGGCTGTCCTACCACCAAGACGAAGACCAGCTCACGCAGCGCCTGAAGGCTGCCGCGTCGAACATTCCGGTCGGCCTCGCGGCTGATGGGCTGTTCGAGTTGGGCGCCAAGGCCATCCGCGCCTACGGAGCCATCCGTGGTGAGGCTGAGGAAGCCCGCGGCATCGTCGAGGCGATGGAGCACGACTACGGCGTCAAGCGCATCGAGCAGCCCTCCCCGGCTGCCATGGCGGATGCTGAGGCGGGCGGAGCTGCGGCCCCGGTCCCCGCTCAGGAGCCGTATCAGTCGGCCCTTCACGTCGCCATCCAGGAAGCCAAGCCGAAGACCTGGGAGGACATCCTGTCCTTCCTGGAGCGGACGGTCGATGACCCCAAGCTCAAGGACGACGAGCTTCACGAGCTTGCGAAGATCGCGGAAGGCGACCCGGAGAACGCTCTGGCCCGTCTTGGGATCGAGCCCAGCAAGCTCAACTGGCACGAGTTCGACAATCCGGACGGCATCCGGAACCTCCATCAGTCGCTCATCAATATCTACGAGAAGATCGGCCAGCGCCTCGGGCGCACGGGCGAGACGATCACCGAGGCGGAAATCCACAAGGCCGCCCGGTCGTTCGCGTCCGATGCCGAGGTCCTCAAGACCCTCTACGGAGCCACCAAGAACCTCCCGGAAATCCTAATGGGTGCCCGGATGTTCGTTGGCGGCCACGCCCACACCCTCCTTGGCGATGCCGAGGCGGCCCTCGAAGCGCTCCGCAAGGACAACATCGAGGGTGGTGAGGGCGCCTGGCAACAGTTCCTCCAGACGTTCCACCGTCACGCCCTCTACCTGGGCACGGTGCGCGGCGCCGGGAGCGAGATTGGGCGCGCGCTGAAGTCGCTTCAGTTCGTCGCCAGGGGAGACCTCAAGGGAGCCAAAGGGCTCGCCAAGGACCTCGAAAAGAAGGTCCAGACGGCAGAGCTGGACGGTGCTGAAGGCGCCGACAGGGCTCTCGATGGGATGTCCAAGGTTGAGGACCCCGCCGAGCGCATCATGGTGCTCTCGAAAATCCTGGAGAAGCAAGGCGACATCGGAGAGCTGGCTCAGTTCGTCCGAGGGAAGGCCGGCTCACCCTTGCAGCGCGCCGATGGCGTGATGCGCGAGAGCATCTCGAACCTCTTCTCCACCGGCACCGCGGCCTACAACATCAAGTCCGGTCTCTCGATGCTCTTCTATCGAGGCATGGCCCGCTGGATGGCGGCGGTCGCCCGGCTTCCAATGGCGGTCGCCGGAGGTGAGCAGGCACGGCTTTTCCGCATCGCCGCGATGGATGCCTGGTACTACACCGATGGCATCTTCGGGGCGCTCGGAGAGGCTGTGGGGAACACCGTCAAGGTGCTCGAACGCGAGGCCTCCTCGGAGCTGTACATCAACGCCGACAACCTCGGGCTGAAGAAGCTCGCCAAGAAGGCGGCGCTCGTCAACGCTAAGAACGCTAAGGCGGTCCTGGGCAAGAACTTCGAGCGCGTGGACATCGACGCCACGCCCCGTCAGTTCGCCTTCAACCCCGCCGACCGGCGCGCTCTGGAAGAGCTGATGGACAGCGAGACGCTGCCTACGGCTGTCTTCCGCGCCCTCCAATGGCTTACTCGGGCCGTGGGGGCTGGCGCCAACGCCACCGGCACGCTGACCCGTCTGGGCACCATCCTCTTCATCAACGGCCCTGACCAGTTCGTCGGGACGATGGCGGCGAGGGCTGGGGCTCAGTCAGCAGCGATACGCGAAGCAGCCGCTAGGGCGGCCGAGCTGGGCATCGAGGGCAAGGACCTCACGAAGTACCTTGCGGCCCGCGTGGCTTCCCTCACCTCTGACATCAGCGGATGGTCCGACAAGGGCTTCGAGGATGGCTTCCGCGAGGTGGTCCGCGCAGCTGGCGAGCATGAAGCTCGGGCCGTCCTCTTCCAGGACGAGCTGGAGTTCAACGGGTTGCGGCGGCTGAGTAAGGCCATCGGCGCCACGAAGTTCGCTTCTCTGGCAGTTCCGTTCCCGCACACCCCGCTCCGCATCCTTGAGCGGACTGCGATCGACTTCACCCCGCTCGGGCTCCTCAAGAGCCGGTTCCGTCAAGCGGTCCTTCACGGGACCCCGCAACAGCGTGAGCAGGCCCTGGCGCAAATGGCGCTGGGTGTCTTCACGATGGGCCTGGCGTACCGCATCGTCTCCCATGGCGACCGCGGCATCGTCGGCAATGACGGCAGCTTCACCTCGACATCCCGCTTGAACCGGGAGAGCTACACGTTGCGTCTCTTTGGGGACGTCTACGAGTTCTCCAGGGACGATCCGATGGGGACCCTTCTGGGTCTCGCGGCGGATTACAAGACCTACATGGACAGCGTCGATCCGGACGATCCGGAGGCGGAGAAGCGTGGGCAGGCGATGTTCGAGGCAGGCGCATGGGCGGCCACGGCCAACATGCTCTCGAAGACCTGGCTGCAAAGCATGAAGAACCTGACGGACCTGGCTGGGGCTATCACCCAGGGCCAGTTCGCGGCGGGCTTGCATCAGTACATCAACAAGACTGTTGCGCGCCGTGTCGTACCGGGTGCGGGTCTCCAGAAGGGCGTCGAGATGGCCTTCGATCCGTGGGAGCGTCAAGCGACCACGTTCAACGAGGAGATGCTCAAGTACACCATTGGCGCGGGTAAGCTCCCGCCCAAGGTCAACTGGCTCGGAGAGCCGGAGCCCAAGAACCTGGGCGAGCGCTTCATCGGCCTCACCTGGAAGCCTGAAGAGGCCCAGACGGACAAGCTCATCCGTGAGCTGGACCGGCTCGGGCTCAGCGACAAGCTGCCGGACAAAGACATCAAGGGCGTGCCCCTCACCTCAGAGCAATACTCGCGGCTCCTGGAGCTGCGGGGCAACGGGGTGGTCCGCGACTATGGCACCTTGAAGCAGGCCCTCACGCAGCTCGTGAACCATCCCCTGTACAGCCGACTGACTGATCCGGCGAAAGCCAATCAGATTAGGAAGGTTGCCGAGGGGTACTCTCACGATGCCGCCAACGCCCTGATGAAGGAGGACCCTGAGCTACTTGCGCGGGTCATCCGGAAGCAGGCCTACGACCAGGGCCGCATACAGTCGCTGAGCCAGACGCAGCTCCAGAAGCAGAATGCTGAGCTGGGCCGTGCGCTGGGTCTGACACCATAAACCTTTGGGGGCGCCTTCGGGCGCCTCCTCCCTTTCCCTCAACGAGAGCGGCCCAAGCCGCCACAGGAACCCATGTACGCTCCAATCACTGGAACCGGCGACGGCACCGCTCCTGTTGTCAACCTCACCTTCGACTATCTGAGCCGGGACCACGTCAAGGCTTCCGTCGATGGCGTAGAGGTCGCCTTCACCTGGACGGGTCTCAGCCAGATCACGTTCTCCGCGGTGGTCTCCGCACTCTCCACCTGGAAGGTCTATCGCCAGACCCCGGTGGACCCGATGGTGGATTTTACCAACGGCTCCGTCCTCACCGAGGATGAGCTGGACATCGCAGCTCGCCAGCCCCTCTACCGGCAGGCTGAGATTGAGGATGTCGTTGAGGCTGCCTCGACGGCGGCCAACAACGCCACTGCGGCTGCGGCTGCGGCTGACACGGCGGCTGCCGCTGCCCAGGCGGCTGTGGACCAAATCAACGGCGCCGGGGGCGCTCACCGCCTCACCTACGGCGTCAAGACCCCCTTCCGGACCATCCGGCAGGCCCGCGAGTTCTTCCCCACGCTCCACACGGAGATTGTCGGCTTCGCCGCGCACCCCGTGACCGGCGCCGCCATCACGGGCGGCTATGGCCAGACGGAGTATTACGTCGATAGCGCCAGCCTCGACCCCGGCCAGGAGAACAGCTTCGGCTGGGCAATCGCCAAGGCCAAGGCGGGTACGGGCGGCTTCATTTACTTCGACCCCCGTGGCCAGTTCGACATCCTGCTCCAGGATGACGACACCACGCTCCGGTTCAACCCTGGCGACGACAACATCACCATCTACGCTCCCGGTCTGAACGTCACCATCTGGACGACCCCCCTGACGGGCGGCGTGGTCCTGATGAACGACAACATGATTTGGCGGGGCATCTACTTCCGGACGATGTCCGGCCCGATGTCCGGCGATTGGGATGGCATCAACGTCAAGGTCGAGCACAAGCTCGTCAGCGTGATCCCCGAGAGTATCGGTCGCATCGCGTTCGATATGTGCGAGTTCCGCCACGCCTCGGACGGCGCCCTGGATATGTCCAGCTCCACCTTCGATGGCGCGGACGGCCTGGACCATCACGTCACCGTGCAGCGGTCCATCTTCTGGGACACCGACGAGACCAATCTCATCGGCTCGAACATCCCCGCCTCGAACCTCCTGACGAGCCCCACGCACCTTTGGGTGACCTTCTGGAAGAACATCTGGGCCTACACTGGCCAGCGTAATCCGAAGGTCCTGGGCCGGACGTTCGTCCACATGGTGGACAACTACCAGCTCCTGGTGCCCTGGCAGCGCGATAACCCCTCTCCGACCCTGGAGTTCGGGGCGCTGTACGGCGTGGGTGTCGCACAGGGCGGCAAGGCCCTCATCGAGGGCGCACTCTTCACGGCCCCTCTGGGAACCGTGGCGAACGTCACGCAGCTCATCACGGACGCTGGGAGCCCCACCACAGGAGCCCTCAAGGTCACCGATGTGACCGCTGAAGGCAGCCTTACGGTGACCACGGGCAACGAGGCGTCGGTCCCCGATCCCACGCTCCACTACACACTGGCACACACTGTGGTTCCCGCTGCGGGCACTCCCCGCGAGAACTACATCACGGCCCTCTGGCAGACTGCCGGAGCGCGCCCTGAGGCGGCCCCTGATGGGGTCTTCGTGTTCTCCAGCTCCTCCACGGCCTACCCCAACGGCGAGACGGTCCTCCTGGACCGGGCGACCCCAGGACGGTGGCTGCGGACGGACATCCGGGTGGAGTTCCCCGAGAAGGACATCCAGCGGAGCGGGGTCTACACCCCGACGCCTGATCCCGCCTCTTACGTGAATGTCAACACGCTCACGTTCCACGAGGCGAGCTGGGTCCGCCATGAGAACGGCTACATCACCGTAGAAGGCGCCCTCGACCTCGCCAGCACGGCGAGCGGTGACGTCCAGTTCAAGGTGAGCCTGCCGGTCCCGAGCGCCTTAACCCAGACGTACCATGCGTTCGGATCGCTCGTCGCCTTCCACTCCACCGGCATCGCTGGCGGTGGCATCGACGCGACCACATCGGGTGGCAAGGTATGGTTCCGGCCCAACACCGGAACGACCTCCAGCCAGCAGTTCAGCTATCGCTTCACCTACAAGGTCCTCTGATAATGGCTACGCAAAGCTCCCTCGACCGTGACCTCGGTCGCATCGAGGGTAAGATCGACGTTGCGCTCCAGAACTACGGGGCGCAGCTCAGGAACCACGAGGCCCGTCTCGGAGCCCTTGAGAAGGCAAGCGATGAACGTCATGGGGCGGTGAAGGCCGCCCGGTGGCTGTGGGGCTTTCTCACCACTGCGCTGGGCGTGGCTGGCGGCTACGCCGGGAGCCATATCCATTGAGCCGGGCCACTGACGCCGTCTTCGACGCGCTTCACGCGCTCCTGGCGAGCGGCATGACGGAGGAGCTGGAGCGCGACCTAGAGCGCGCCCGGCTGCCTCGCATGATCCCGGACCCGGACAATGCGGGCAAGCTGATGGCGAACCCTGAGTGGGCGCCACTGAGCCCCAAGCTCCTGGCCGTCATCCGCGCCTTCCTCAAGGACAACGGGATCGACAGCCCGGCCATCAGCAAACGCTTCGACGGCCTCGTCGGGCAGCTCCGCGACCTCGACCTCGATGATGTCGCCTCTCCCCAGCTAAGGAATTGAACCTTGATTAAGATTACACAGACGGGGGTGGGCACCGTCAGTCATCCCGCCTCCATCCGCGACAGCGATGGCACCGCGCTCCTGCCGGTCCAGGGTGACGTCCAGGGGACGGCCACCTTCCGGCTTCTGGGTCGCGTCAGCCCCGATGCTCCCTGGGTGGAAATCCGCGCCCCCAACACGGTGGACTTCCTGGAGAGCATCTCCTGGGTCCCGTACATCCAGCTTGAGATTACTGCGGGCGCCGGATCGGTGACCCTCTGGATCGCTGAGAAGTAAGGGATGTCGTCCCCCAACCGGGGGCAGCTAAAGACTTGGACGGTCTCGCGGGCTTCGTTGTTCCACGGGACCATCCTGTCAGCGTCCCTCCTTCCAACGGGTGGTGGCACAGTCTCGCCCCCCGTCAACACGGTGGCGCCTGTCATCGCTGGCACGGCCCAGGATGGCAACACGCTCTCCGTCACCAATGATGGGACCTGGACGAACTCACCGACGAGCTTCTCGGTACAGTGGCGGCGCAATGGCGTTGACATCGCGGGAGCCAACGGGAGCACGTACCTCCTCACCATTGATGATGTCGGGGCCACGATCACCGCGCTCATCACGGCGTCCAACGCAGGCGGCATCGGCACGGCTCTGTCCAACGCCCTTGGCCCTGTGGCCGCGGCGGGTGGGCTCCCCACGCCGACCGTAACGAACGTCAGCGCAGCCGGGGCGGTCCCGCTGGTTCTCCAAATGAGTGCCACCGGCAACCCCTCAGGCCTCTACCTTCACTGGCAGTTCACCAACACCCTGACGCCCACCTACAACGCCGATGGCAGCTACAGCTCCACGGTGACGCAGTGGGGCATCACCCAGGTGGACGCTGATGCCTGGTCAAGGCTCGACATCGCGCTCGGCTACAACGATCCCAGCGGACCCTTCGCGTTCCATGTGCGGCTCCTTCAGGATGACCCCACCGGGACGCCGATTACGGATCAGTTCGGCCAGACGGCGACCTACAAGGTCGGCTCGTTCTCGACCGACTACACCGACACCATCAGCGGTTCGGTCACCAAGCTGAACTCGGCTACGGGCGTCAACAAGTCGCGCTACCTGACCATCGACGGGACGCTCTTGCACGCCACGTTCAACGCGAACGTGAACGCACTGCGGCTCGTCCGTTCGGACCACAGCTTCACCGGCAAGAAGCACTTCGAGGTCTCCATTGATGCTGGCAGCACCAGCACCAACGGCTGGGCTCTCATCGGCTTCGATGATGGCTCGCAGAACCTTGACGCGACAAGCAGCTACCCCTCGCCTGGCACGACCTCGCCGGGTGCTGGTTTCTTCGTCAAGGCAGGGACAACCTCCACCTTCGTGCGGCGGAATGGCGCCCAGGTGGGCGGCACCGCCCTCCCCGCGGTTCCCGCTATCGGAGACAAGCTGATCGCGGAGGCGGACACCACCGCCAACACGGTCACGTTCAAGTGGTTCAGGGCGGCGGACAGCTCGGTGACGACCATCGCCACCGTCACGCTGACCAGCCAAATCCCAGCGACTTGGTACGGCAATGTCGGCGCGGGCCAGGTGAACGATCAGATCACGGCGAACTTCGGCGCTTCGGCGTTCTCGGTCGCCCCGAGCACTGGCTACACCGGCTGGTAAGGACCCCATGAAGACATTTCTCGCCTACCTTCAGGCGCTCTTGCTGGCGGTGAACCTTGTGTTCGCTCAGCCAGCATGGGCGCAGTCGTTCCCCAAGCCGCCTGACGTTGCGGCGTTCACCCAGGTGACGCCCAACTACAAGACGGACGGAACGAACAACTACCCCATCGACAGTACGGTGACCCCTATGCCCATTGGCTCGGGGCTCACCAACATCCCGGTCCCGTCCACCTCGGGCAGGATCGCGACCATCGGTCCCTATGATGGGACTGCGGCGCCGTACTGTCTCACCCTCCCCTTTGGAGGTACGTGTCAGGAGAACAAGTTCCGGACGCTCACCGACTACAGTCACACCAACGCGGTCGATCCCATCCGGAATTACGGCGAGGCGCCTGGCTCCTCGCACTGTCACACGTTCTTCGGGAACTCGCACACCAATCAGTTCTCGACCTACGCCTCCAATCGCAATCACTCAGGTGACGCTCACGCCGCGGGCTCGGGTGTCAACGGGACCGACTATTGGTTCCCGTGCATCGAGGTGCTCAACCCCTACGGCGACGGCAAGAACTTTGCGATCAAGCCGGACAGCATCACCACCTACTACACCGAGAACCCAGCGACGGACGGCACCGGGTACGGCGCCAAGGCCTTCATCCCGGTTGGCCTGAGGTACGTCTTCGGCTTCGATATGGACAGCTCCAGCCCGAGCACTCAGTTCGCTTGGTTGCAGTCCATCCTGGACGCCAAGAACGCCACCATCGGGCACACCCGCTATCAGATGACGAACCCCTCAACGGGGCGGCGGGCCTCCCAGGCGCTCTACAACTGCGTCGGCGCGACCCCAGCCTCGGTGACGGTCCTCGTTAACGCGGATGGCTCGGACCCCTACGGTGGCACCTGTGCCTCCGGGGCGGAGTTCAACATCAACATCAGCGGCAATAGCTGCTACGATGGGACGAACCTCTGGAGCCCTGGCGGCTACAAGCACGTCATCCCGGCTGTCTGGGATAACGACGCCAACAGGTTCGTCTGCCCCTTCAACTACTACAAAATCGTCACTCTCACGCTGGAAATCCACGTCCACCAATATGGCTGGACGGACCGCCAGCGCTGGGTCTTGTCGAGCGACTTGGCCTATCGGTCGGCGCACGGCTTAGACGCGACCCAGGTTCCCGCAGGCACCACCTTCCACACCGACTGGTTCGATGGGTGGGACCACGTGAATGGCATGAACGTCTGGCAGAGCAATTTGTCCGGCGTCGAGCACGGCACGGGCCACGAGGGCGACAGCTCCCAGATCGACAGCGGCCACTACCTGGTCGGCGGCTACACCAACGAGTGTGGTGATGCGCCCTCCGGAGGCCGGTGCCCGGTCATCGACTTCACCGTCGAGGATCGCACGACTGAGAGCGGACGCGGCTGGGTGCAGCTTCCGCCGTCTTGGACTGCGAACACCGTGAACATGCACATGCACCACTGACCCTAACGACCCCTCAGGTTCCGCCTGGGGGGTCATCAGGAGCCTTCATGGAAACCGACGAGACCCTGGAGGACATCCTCAAGGGGTCCTTCCTCAAGTTCATTTGGTACGTCTGGACGCGCGTACTCGCGCTCCCGGCGCCTACCCGCACGCAGTACGACATCGCACGCTACCTAGAAGGCGGGCCTCGACTGCGTTTCATCGCCGCCTTTCGAGGCGTCGGTAAGACCTTCTTGACGGGGGCCTACATCGTGTGGCGCCTGTGGAAAGACCCCGACCTCAAGATCGGCGTGGTCTCCGCGAACGAGCGGTTCGCTTCCACCGTGGCCGCCTTCATCCACACCCTCATCAACGCCACTGACATCGTCACTGGCGAGCCGGTCCCCTGGGCCGAGCTGAAGGCACGCGCCACGCAGAAGAACTCCACCATGCTCTTCGACGTTGGTCCAGCGAAGCCCTCCAAGGACCCCTCAGTGTGGGCGGCGGGCATCACCGGCCAGCTCACGGGTGGACGTTCCGACATCCTCCTGTTCGATGACGTCGAAGTCCCCAACAACTCCGAGACGGAAGGCCAGCGCGAGAAGCTGGTGGACCGTGTCGGTGAGGCCGCGGCGCTCCGTAAACCGGGCGGCGAGACCATCTACCTCGGCACCTTCCAGAGCATGGCCTCCATCTACAAGGGGCTCATCCAGAAGGGCTACGCCATGCGCCTCTGGCCCGCGCGCTACCCGCTGCGGACCAAGGAGGAGCTGTACGAGTACCTGGCGCCGATGCTTCGCGCCGATATGGAGGAGAACCCCTACCTCCGCGAGCCGAAGTTCGGCAGCACCCTCGGAGGAGCCCCCACGGACCCTCAACGCTTCGATGAGGCTGACCTCATGGAGCGCGAGACCGAATGGGGGATCGCGGGCTTCCAGCTCCAGTTCATGCTCGACACGAGCCTGACGGACCAGGAGAAGTTCCCGCTCAAGACCTCCGACCTCATCGTCATGGACGTGGACGCCGAGATGGCGCCCATCCACGTGGCCTATGGCCGCAGCCCAGCGCTGATGCTGAAGGACCTCGACAACATCGGGTTCGACGGCGACCGCTTCTACGGCCCCATGAAGGTCTCCGATGATTGGAAGCCCTACGCTGGCTCCCTGATGGAGATTGACCCCTCGGGCTCGGGCACCGACGAGACCGCCTACGCAGTGGGGCGGTTCCTCGCCGGGCGCATCTGGGTCCCCCGCTGGGGCGGCTTCAAGGACGGCCACGGGGAAGCAACCCTGGAGGCTCTGGCCGACATCGCTGTGGAGGAGGGCGTCCCCCTCGTCCGCGTCGAGGGCAACTTCGGGGACGGCATGTTCGCCAAGCTCCTGGAGCCGGTCCTCCGGCGCAAGGGCTTCCGCGGAGCCGTCGAGGTGCATAAGGTCCACGGCATGAAGGAGGCCCGCATCGTCGGGACCCTCCAGCCTGTCTTGAAGAACCATCGCCTGGTCCTAAGTACCAATGTGGTTCGTTCTGACCTCGCTGAGATAACCAATCGGGATGCTAAGTTCGGGAAGTTCTCCATTATGGAGTATTCCGGGCTGTATCAGTTAACCCATTTGGCTAATCAGCGTGGCGCGCTCCGCAAGGACGACCGCGTGGACGTGCTCTCGAACATGGTGAGCTACTGGCTCGAAGCGATGTCCCTGGACGACCTCAAGGCCCTTGAGGACGAAAAAAGGAGGCACTCGCGCGAGTTCGCCCAACTCCTGCTGAACAGCCAGGTAGGCGGCCACAACGCAACCCTCACGGCCCCCTCACCGACCCGTTCACGCGGCCAGGGACGCTCTGTGAGCTTCAACTCCCCACCCAAGCCGCGCACCGTTCGACGCGCCCTTAAGGCAGCCAGGAGCGGTCGCTGGAGATAACGTGAAGTACCTTCTGGGCCTGTTGGCCCTCCTCGTGGCCGTCCCCCTGGCGGCCACCACGGGCTCCCTCTTCGACGATGGGCTGCCCCCTAAGGCGTACCAGGGAGACGCGGCCATCCTGGTCCACTACGTCTCCCGACCGCTCCCCGAGGCGCCGTGCGGGGTCCATCTGGGACCCGGCTGGATACTCAACGGCTGTGCCCTCTCCGGTCGGATGGAGAACTACCTCCCCAACCCCTGCTCCAAGGAGTTCGCGGGGCAGAGCTTCGCCCGGTACGCCTGCCACGAGAAGGGACACTCCCTCGGCTGGGCCGCGGACCACCCTCGATGACCCGAGCTGAACGCTCCCGCCTCATCGAGCTGCTCGGCAAGCACATGAACGAGCTACACTCCCGTGACGCCAAGCTCCTGGTCCGGGACGCGGGAGAGCTGCTCTACGGCCTCGGGGTTCACATCCACTTCACCGACAACACCTTCTTCATCATCTCCTCGAAAGGATAACCAATGCTAGACAAGATCGCCGCCCGCCTCGACGCCATGAGCGGCAAGCAGATCGCCAAGTACATGGCCATCGGCATGGGGGCGCTTATCGTCCTCGGCATCATCAGCGGCATGATCCGCTAACGAGCCATCAAGGAGCCTTGAGGGACCACTAGGTCCCTTAGGGTTGCCTTAAGGAATACATGGTGAGGAAACATAGATATATTCGCTAAGGTTTCCCTAAGGTTACCTTAAGGAATACCTCCCTCTCCCCAAGAGGTGTGCGATAATCGACATCCCCGGTCTTCCGCAGGCCCGGTCTTCCCTGCAAAGGGGTCCCCGCCCCAGGACAAGCGCGAGGATGCCTCCAGGAGCCTCTAGGAAGCCCGCCAGGCGTCGATAGGGGGTCTCCAGGTCAAATGACACCAGGCACGCTAAGAGGCCCTTCTACGGGCTTTTAAATGGCTCCGAGGGAGATTACCTCTCCAGCATGACCTACCTCCTGTTGATGGCCGCGCTCCTGGCCCAGGGCGAAGTCGGCCACGAGACCATGACGGGCAGCCTTGATGGGGACCACCTGACGGTCCGGATGGATACCTCGGGGATCGCCTGCCGCGGCTACCTGGCTGAGGGGCATGGGCGCCTGGTTTGCTCGGATGGACGGACGGGAGCCTTCCTGTACCAGCGCCAGGACGATGGAACTGGCACCGGCTATGGGCGCCTGGGCTCGGAGGACCTCATCCTGACCTTCGGTTGAAAATGGGTCACAACTTCGAAGCCCCATGTACGCTCGCCCGGCTCCGCGCATCCCCCCATAGGGGGTGCTTGGCTCCTTTCTCTCGCGTTGCGCGCGTGGCGTGAGGGGGCTGGGAGGGCCATGCCCGGCACAGGGGCGTGTCACTCTCGAAGTGGGAGGGGCGGGTTTCTGCGGATGCGGTGGCACAAATGGTGCCAAGAGGGTGGCGTGAGGGGTGATCTAGGGGGCGTGAGGGCGGCGTGAGGGGTGCCTGAGGGCGTTCGGCGCGCTTGTCCGGGTGTTTCTCTCTGCTTTTTTATTCGTGCCTTTTCAGTGGCTTATGCATTTTGTTGGGCCATAGGCACGATTAGGGGTTGAACTTTTTAGCGAGATAGGCATTTTAAGAGGCGTTCCAGACGGACCGCCCGCTGAGGGGCCGGAAGGGAGCAAGAGGCGACCGGCCAGAGGCCAACAGCCGCTCCTAGACCGCCCTGAGGGTCTCCTGAGGAACGCCGTGAAGGAGCTAGTGAAATGGGACTTACGCCGCTTCAAGCCGTCGCGTTCATCGCCTTCTTGGTGTTGTCGCCCTGCCTGTTGCTGCTGGTCCCGGCTCGCCGGTCCTAAACGAACCTTGAAGGAGCCCCTGAGGGGTCTCCGAGCGGTCCCGGCACTAGACCGCAATGCCCTGCCCTCTGTTCGGGCAAGTGTCCTCGTTATGTGGATGGGAGAACCATCCCCGCGAGAGTAGCGGCGGCTTGCTGATGTGCGCGACCTATGCGCGAAGGCGGGCAACGTCTGGGGATCGCTCTGGGCGTGCCGTGAGGGTAGCGGGGAGAAGGCTAAAGCGTCTGCCTAGCGTGAGGGAGAGAGAGCTATGTCGGCGGGTGTGTCCCCTCGTCGCAGGGCGTCCGCTCCCACGCTGAAACCCGCAAGGGGAGTAGGCGTAGCACAAGGGAAACCTGAGGGGTGGGCCGTTCTAGCGTGAGCTAGGTGCGACCGGCCAGCCCCTCTGGGGTTCCGTGAGGGGAGTTTATCGGCTTTAGCGGGCCGATTAAGACAACGCGCCGGGTCGCTCCCGGATAAATGGACGGATGATAGCGGATGCGTGGCCGTCCCTCCCCTCTCGCAACTCCAGAGCCTCAGGTTCCGTGAAGGGCCGCCAAGGTCGCGTCACAGTCCCGCTTCAAAACCCAGAGAGATACAGGGCGGCGAACGAACGACGCCTAGCGCGACCCTTCACGCAACCTCAGGAAGGGAACCGATCCATGCAACGCTGGAACGTCTATCGCTCTACCGGGCACTTTCCGGGCGGCATCAAGACAGTGAAGCTGGGGACCGTTGAGGCGGACAATCACGCTGACGCCCGGCTCCGTGCCTTCGAGCAATTCGGGCGGGATTACACCGGCCTAGCGCTGGAACCGCTCTACAAGGTTTCGACGGTGATGAAGAGAATAAGGAAGGGACGCAAATGACCGTAGCCGACTACGCCCAGCTCTCCGTGCTGGAGAAGGCTTGCCGCCAGCTCCCGCTGACGGTCGAGGAACGCCGCGTTGCGCGGTTCCTCGCTGACAACGCCCGCCGCGCCAAGGATGCGACCCTGAGCCGCATCGCGTTCGGCTAACCGAAAGGCACGCTAACATGTTCGGCATCTTTATGGCCGCTCTGTCTGCCTGTCTCGTCGGCTTCTGCTGCTGGGACGATTTGAAGGGGAAGTAATCATGCCAGCCACGGTAAACATCGGCTTGGCCGTCAAGGACGGCTCACGCCTCAGTTCAGAGCACGCTCTAGCTGTGCTCCGCACGGTCGGAGGGGTCGCGCCCCTTCGCTCCTCCGTCCGTGTGTCTTCCACGGAGCCTACGCTCGTCGCGGAGCTACGCTCACCGCTCCATGCGAGCGCCGCCTATGAGGTCGCAAGGCGTCTGAAACAGGACGCGATTGCCCAATGGGACGGGCGCGATGGGCACCTTTATGGGCCTAACGCCGCCGCATGGGGGCCGTTTGATCCGGCCTTTTTCGTCAACCTCGACGGGTCGCGTCTCGCGGCTCCGCTCGCTGCTTAGCGAGGTGCCCTATGTCTCAGCCACTGGCACTTCCGAATTACTCGTCGCTCGGTCGGATCGTTACGGACGACTTGTCGCGGTATGATGCGATGAACGCCGCCACGTCTCACGGCTTCAAGTATCTGGGCGACGGTGCTGCCTGTAACGTCTACCTGTCGCCTTGTGGGACGCGCGTCCTGAAGCTCGCGACCGCTGACAACGGGCAGCGCTGCACCATCGACGCTGCCCTAGCGCACCCTGACAATCCGCATCTGCCGCGCGTCTACGGCTTCCTAGACCTCGCTGACGGCGGCTTTGCCGTCGAGACGGAGCTTCTGGAGGACGGCCACGGTGAACACGGCGCGTGGTCCCGCACATGGAGTGCAGGCAACGGCGCGACCGTTCGGCCTGAGCTACCAGTGAACATTGCTGGCGCTCCTGAGTGCGCCATGAAGGACGCCCTCAAGGCCCTTCACGCCCACGCCCAGAACTATCCCGGCATCGGCTGGGACTGTCACGCGGGCAACATCATGGTCCGCCCCGGCACCGGCGAGGTTGTCTTGAACGACCTCCTTTATGGCGGCGACGGCACGGCCTCATGCGAGCGCTGCGGCGGTCACTTTGATCGCTACAACGAGGGAGAGTTCATCGACGGCGAGTTGTGGTGTGGCGGTTGCGTCGAGGATCATGCCATCTTCTGCGAGCACGCGGAGGAACACGTCGCCGCCAGCGAGGATGATGTTCCGTTCATCCGGGCGGACATTTTCTTCTGGCTCCGCGACAAGCCATGGCGGGTCCGCGAGGGCCGCGTTGCAGGTCACAACCGCGCCGCCTTCGAGGAAGCCGGGAACGTCTGGGATGAAGCCGGGCAACGGTTTGTTGAGCCGAACCTCTACGCCGTCCTGAGCGCAATCCAAGGGATCGCACAGGAAGCCCTCGCCCAGCACATCGAGCCGCGCCTGCCGTTCGCTCGCGCCGCCTAGCCACAAGGGGAAACATCCATGGGAACCGTAACGGTCCTCCGTCTGGAGGATGCGAAGGGTCGCGGCTGTTTCGAGGTCGCGGCCATGCAGGACTACACAACAGCCGCCGTTGTCGCCGGTCTGATGACGCGGGAGGAAGACGAGTACGCGCATTTCCACAGCGCCGAGCGCGGCTGCCCAGCGCCTTCAATGGACTACGCTTTGCAGGACGCCTTCACGGCCCGCAACTTCACCATGTGGACCCGTGGCGCACGCTTTGGCTTCCCGTCTGCGGAGGTCGCACGCGAATGGTTTCCGCCGTGCATGGTGGACGCCCTCAAGGCCAACAAGCAGACCCTCACGGTCTGGGAGGTCCCTGAGGACGCCGTAGCCGCGTCGGATCGCCAATGCGTCTTCCGCCGCGACCAAGCCAAGCTCATCGAGCGGCTCCCTGTGGAAGCCCTCTACGACCCATCACGAACCTTCACGACGCCATAGGAGGCACCATGCTTTACGACACCCTGCCCTTCGCGTTCCTGCAAGGCTTCTGGGAACGCCTGACGCTTGGGGATGCCTTTGGGCGCACCCACGAAACCAATCAGGACTGGAATGAGGCTTACGACCGGGGAGCCAATCTCGCGGATCGCCTCACTTTCTGGAGGGACACATATTGACCCACCACGTCACCCGCACCCGCTCAGCCCTCAAGGCTCTCACATGGCGCGTTCTGGGATCGCTGGACACTTTCGTGCTCGGCTACCTCGTGACCGGCCATGTGGGTGCGGCGGGGACCATCGCGAGCTTCGAGGTCTTCACGAAGTCCGCCCTCTACTACCTCCACGAACGCGGCTGGGACCTCGTTCAGTGGGGGCACGTCTCAACTCCAGCCACGGAGAGCTGCCGCTATGCGTAAGGAAATCGTCTTGGCCCTCATGGAGGACGCCGAGCGCCGCGCCCGTATCTTCCGCGAAACCCGCGCCGCTGAGGCTGCCGCCGAGGTCCAGCACCACCTCAAGGACAAGGAGGAGGGCTGCCCAGATGCAACCTAAGCCCATCCCGCCTGAGGTGCGGGAGCTATTCGACTACCTCGCTTTCTACGCCGACACCGGCAACCTGGGCGTGATCGCCAGCCTCGACAAGCGCACCCACGAGACCCGCTGGGTGCTCTACGGGAGGCACATCGTACCCGGCTCGGACGACCACGAGGTCACGCTCGTGCCGCTGGGCTTCCTGTCCACGACTGCCGGGGACGAGGTCATCCCGCCCGGTCTGGAGCCGGTCGCGGAGTTCGACCTCGCGCCGGATCGCTATGAAGAGTTCTTACTCGCTCAGGAGGTCGAGGTTGACCGCTGGGCCGATGATGGAGGTGCCTGTGTCCATTGACCATGAGCTTTATCTGCCGCGCACTCGTGAGGACGCCGACAAGGTCTTCGCTATCGTGGACCGCGCCAACGTCAATGATCGCGCGTCATTGTCGATGGACCTCTTTACGGTTCACAACACGGTCGGGCTGAAACTCGACGAGCTGCTCGCTGCGGACGACTTCAACTTCTTCCACGACCTCTCGGGGATCACCCGTCACCTGAACCGCGCGACCGGAGAGCTAGAGGACTTCTTCGTCCCACGCTTCCACGCCTGATGGACGAGCCTGTCTGCCCCATCCCGAAGCGGAGCGCGATCCGCGACCGCATCTGCGTGCCGATGAAGTGCGCCGTCTGCGAGAAGTGCTGCGCGCTACTCAGCCGTGACGGGAAGCCCACCGGCTACTGCCAGTTCGGCGGCCCGTTCGCCGGTTACGCCCACGCCAAACCCTAAGGGGGACCATCATGCCAGAAGTCTATGACGTCGCCGTCATCGGCGGCGGACCGGCAGGCCTGTCTGCGGCCATGAATGCAGCCAGCGAAGGCCTCTCGGTCATCCTGCTGGCCGCTGAGCTTGGCGGGCAGGCCGGGACCAGCTCGCTCATCGAGAACTATCTCGGCTTCCCGGAAGGCATCAGCGGGCCGGAGCTAACGCGCCGCGCGCTGGAGCAAGCTGAGAAGTTCGGCTGCTCGCACAAGGGCTGCACCGTCGAGGCGATGGGTCGCAGCAACGAGGGCATCTTCGTCATGGCCACCAAGGGTGGCGACATCATCCGCGCCCGCGCCGTGATCGCCGCGACCGGCGCTCGATACAACCGGCTGCCTGACGAGACGGGCGTCAATGAGTTCGAGGGTCACGGCGTGCACCACGCTTGCACCGCGGACACCGTGGCGCATCGCGACTGCCGCGAGGTCGTCGTCGTGGGCGGCGGCAACAGCGCGGGCCAGGCGGCGGTCTTCATGGCCGACCGTTGCGAGCACGTTCACCTCGTCGTGCGCCGGGATAGCCTGCGCGAGACGATGTCGGACTACCTCATCCAGCGCGTCACCGACCACCCCAACATCACCATCCACACGCGGACCATCGTCTTCCGCGCGGAGGGTGACGAGGAGCTGACCCACGTCCTCCTCCAGAACCTCGAAACCCACGTCATCGAGCGCATCGCGGTCACCGACCTGTTCGTGATGATCGGCGCTCAGCCGCACAGCCACTTCCTCAACGGGCTCGCTGAGCTGGACGACAAGGGCTTCATCAAGGCGGGCGCTGACAAGGCGACCTCGACGCCCGGCCTGTTCGCCGTGGGCGACATTCGCAGCGGCTCCGTCAAGCGGGTCGCCAACGCCACCGGGGAGGGTGCGAGCTGCATCCCCGCCGTGTGGGCCTTCCTCAACCCCCAGCCACAGGAGGATCATCGTGACAAAGAAGGACTACGAGCTGATCGCTAAGGCGATACGCGCCGGGAAGGAGGAGCACGAACGCTTCTTCGGCGAGGGACCACACTCGCAAGTGTTGGCGTTCACCGGGCTCCTGGCCGACGCTTTCGCCGCCGACAATCCGCGGTTTGACCGTCGCCGCTTCCTCGAAGCCACGGGGCTTTGGGCATGAGGCTCTACCAAACCGCTAAGGGCCGTTGGGTTGGAACCCAGGACGACGCCCGGAAGGACGGCAAAGGCTGGAAGGCCGTAGACGTCCCGACCATCAAGGAGCCGCTCCTCGCCTTCCTCAACGACAACACACCCGCCGCTCAGCCGGAGCGCGCCAGCCCAGCCTACAAGCAGGGCCGCTCAGACGCCCAGCGCGGCATCACCGCGAACCCTTACGGTCTCCCTTTCGAGCGTGAGGAATGGGAGCGCGGGCACGCTGAGGCCTTCGAGCTTGGGGTCGCACCGTACTCCAGCTTCGCCGTCCGGACGCGAGGGAGAAAGAGACGATGACCCACCTAGACCATGTTCGCCGCGTCAAGCGGCTCGCTCACCAAGCCCAGCTCAAGCAGCAGATCGAGGACGCGCGCCGGGAGGATGTTCCCGGTGGCGTCTGCCGCTGCCGGACCTGTGGCGCCGTCACGCAGCTCGTGAGGGGCAAGCTGGTTTCCCAGGGCTGGAGCCGGAACGATGCTGGCCGTGTCGTCGCCACGCCGCCCCACGAGGATTGCAGCTACCCTTACCTCGCCTCCGTCCGCGTGGATGGTGTCGAGGTCTACCGGGTCCACTCGGACCTCGCTGAGGCCACTGACGGGGACGTCATGGCCGACATCGAGGCCGCACTCAAACGGAGGCGCTGATGGGCTGGCTTCTATTCTCCCTCTTGCTCTATCTGCTGGTGGCCGCCATCTGGAGGCCGCACCGCCGTCCAGGGTGAAGGGGATGTTAACACTGGTTCTGTTGGGAGGTCTGTTCGTCTACGCCGTCTATAAGGTGGTGACGCAGAAACTCCCTGATTAACTTTTCCCGTGGCTGGGACACACTCTCCCTCATCGGCGTTCATCTCCGGTTAGGGAGAGTGCTGCCAGCCAGCGGGTTGCTCGGTTTTATTAACATCGGCATGGGACTTGACTATTAGCGTTCCCAGCACAATAACGTGCCTTGGGGAGGCCAAATGGCCGGTTCACAGCCACGAGAGCGGGAAAGTAAAAAGCGTAATGGGCAGTTCACACTTGGGCGCGGTAGCTCGCCACAGCATCATAACAACATCGGAGGAACAACGTGTCAGAGACACAGAAGAAGCTGAGGGCAGCGCCCTCTGGGAAGACGGGAAATATCACCTTGTCTCAGCCCAGGAAGCGCGAGCTTTGGAGGCACGTTGGCGAGTTAGCCAGCTCCTCCGCGATGCTCCTATACTTAGCGGGGGAGGGAAGCGACCGGCTGAGCCTGACACAGGCAGCCTTCTTCCTACTGGCAGCTACGTCTGACGCGGCGGGGAAGCCTGCCACGCGCTCGGAGCTACTCGAAACCCACATGGAAAGCGGGCGGGGCAGTATCCGCAACAGTTATCGCCAGCTCCTGGAGCCCAGCAGGCTCTACCCAGGGGCGCTTGGCTGGCTGACCACGGAGGCCAATCCGATGGACAGCCGCGAGCAGCTCTTACGCCTGACGGAGCAGGGCAAGCGTGTCATCGAGGGTGTCCTCTTGACCTTGGAGCCTATCGTCCAGGCGCCGCCGAGGAACACCACGGAACATTAAGGAGCCACCAATGAAGTACCGTCAGAAGCCCAACGGGATGTGGGTCGTCGATTATCTCGACGATCAGGGCATCCGCCGTCGCGTCTCGACGGGCATCAAGACACCGGCACAACGGACGCCGCCAGCCGAAGCCAAGGCTGCCGCCCGCGAGATTGTGCTGGGGGTGAGGACGCCGCAAGTAAGCGGCTCCTCGCCTACCCAAAAGGCACGTCAAGGTGACGGACGCATGACCGTGTCCGAACTCCTTGACAAGTGCGAGGGGACCATCTGGCACCCCGATAACGTGCGGTCGCAGCGGACCATCCGCTCGAACGTCCGCATCCTGCGTGGCCTGGTCGGGGATGAGGCGATGGAGGACATCACCTACACCCGGCTGACCCAGCTCGTGAGCACGATGAAGGAGCGCGGCTACAAGCCCGCGACCATCAAGCGGAAGCTCGCGATGCTGGCGCGCGCCCTCAAGGAGGCCACGATGTGGACTGATGAGAAGGGCCTGCCGCTGCTGCGGTCGAAGCCGCCCTTCCCGCGGATCGTCGTCAACAACCTGAAGGACCGGATCATCACGCCGGTCGAGCAGGAGGCGCTGTTCGCGGCCATTGAGAAGCGTCGGCAGACCGAGCCGAACCGTCAGTGGTTCCGCTTCCGGGTGTTCCTCACGGTCGTCTTCGCCACTGGCGGGCGCCTCAGCGAGGTGCTTGGGCTCAGCCCGAAGCACATCACCCAGAACGGTGGGACGAGCTACCTCACGTTCCCGCGCTACCGCACCAAGAGCGGCAAGCCGCGCACCCTGCCCCTGATGCCGGATGCAGTCACCGCCCTGGGGTCCCTGATGGACCACCTGGTCCTCGACAAGGAGACCCAGGAGTGGCGCTTCTTCGGCCTGACGCCCTCCACGATGGACGTCATGTTCAAGCAGGCGCGCGAGGACGTCGAGCTGGAGACCGGCATGGACCTGTCCGGGGTCACCATCCACACCATCCGGCACACCGTGCTGACGCGGCTCGCCCAGGGTGGGATGGACCTGGCTCGTCTCCAGGAGTGGGCTGGGCACAGCGATCCCAAGATCACGGCGGAGCGCTACCTCCACCTGATGCCGTCCGACCTGAACCGCGGCCTCGCGATCCTTGGCACAGGTGGCACCAATGATGCCGCCCAGGCACCTTATCCCACTAAGCCTGTTAGCGTGCCTAACACATTAGCCGGGACTAAAGGTGCCAGCCCTGGCACAGCGCGGCTCCAATAAACGGCGGGAAACTTTCTATGTTGCGGCCCTTTTTGTGCGCGTGCATCGGCAGTTTCCAGCCATTTTCTGAGCATTTTCCGGGGGGTGACAGCGGCACCTGAGTGACCGCGCACCCCTCGGCACACTTTGGCACGCTCAAGGAGAAACCATTTGGCACCCTACTCCGCTCGGGCGGAACTCTACCGCAATGCCCGCAACTTCACTGACACCCTTCACCTGCGTCTCGACCCCATCGGCGCCAGCTATCAGGTGCCACTGAGCGCTCTGCTCCAGGATCAGCGCGGGTTCGTCGATGCCAAGATCGACATTGCCCGCAACCTTCTCCGCAGCACCCGAAAGTTTGTCACCCTCGCACTCTACAAAGCGGTCTTCGAGGAGGAGGCACCTGCTGACTTTGATTGGGAGGCGTTCGACCGCGACGAACTTGCAGACGCATTGAAGGCCAAGGCGGACCTCACGCGCCGCGTCGAGCACCTTCAGCGCGTCCAGCAGAACTACCGCGGCTTCATGGAGGCCAACGGTAGGAACTGGCAGGCTATCGAAAAGCTGGCGGCTTAATGGACCTCAGCAGAGAAGACGTCCGGCGCCAGCTCGAACTCGAAGCGGAGAGCCGGAGCCTGGGCGAAGCCCGATACGCCCGCTCCCGGCCCATGCCGTGGAAGACAGGCGCCGACGCCGCCTCCGCTGAAGAGGAGGCAGACCTCCCACCCGGCCAGCATCTCGTCCGCCTCGCGGTTGAGCCGACCGCCGCCGCGATCCGCCAGTGGGTTGAGGCCACCAACAGTGGCAAGGCGGGCCGCCGACACTCCGCCGTCAAGTGGCTGGAGCTGGCGAGCCCTGAGGAGGTGGCCTATCTCGCCGCGAGGGTGGTCCTCAATTCCGCCGCGCTCCGCCTCACGCTCCAGCGCACTGCCATCCAGCTCGCGTCAGCCATCATCGACCACGTCGATATGGTGGTCTTCAAGGGGAAGAACCCTGCGGGCTACACCGGCCTCATCCGCAAGAGCCGCAAGGGCAACAGCAGCGCCCGGCGCCTGATGGCCGTCCGGAAGATGCTGGAGAAGGAGGAGAGCCGCACAGCGATCCCGCCAGCGGAGAAGCTCCACCTTGGCATGGTGGTCATCGAGCTGGTCATCGAGGCCACCGGCCTCTTCGCCCTCGATATGGTCCCGCGTCCCGGTGGCAAGGGCTACATCATCCGCGCCAACGAGGCGGTCCAGAAGTGGCTGGTCGAGCAGCACGCCCGTTCGGCTCTGCTGGAGCCGCTGTTGCTGCCGATGGTGGTTCGACCCCGGCGCTGGCGCAACCCGCGCGCCGGGGGTTACCTACGCCGCCTTTTCGGGCGCGGCTTCATCAAGCACTTTGACAAGGGCTACCAGGCGCGGCTCCACGAACACGACCTGGGTCTCGTCTACGAAGCGGTCAACCACATCCAGGAGACGCCCTGGCGCATCAACAAGCGCGTCCTCGACGTCATGCGCGAGGCCTGGGATGGAGGTGGCAGCTTCGCCGGTCTCCCGCCGCGCGACGACAAGCCGCTCCCCGGCAAGCCGGTGGACTTCGAGGAGAACGAAGAGGCCCGCAAGGTCTGGAAGAGGGAGGCGTCAGTGGTCCACGAGGCCAACGCCCAGCTCTTCAGCTCCCGCCTGACCATGCAGCAGCGGCTGTGGGTGGCCGACAAGTTCGCTGACGAGACGGCCATTTGGTTCCCGCACTCGCTCGACTTCCGTGGTCGGACCTATCCGCTCCCCGCGGCGGGCGTCCACCCGCAAGCGGACGATGCCGGGAAGGCCCTGCTGGAGTTCGCTCACGCCCTGCCCATCGGTAAGGCTGGCGGCTACTGGCTGGCGGTCCACATCGCCAATCTCTTCGGGGTGGACAAGGTCGCTTTCAAGGACCGGGTCCAGTGGACCTACGACCACGCCGAGCAGCTCCTCGATAGCGCGCTCAACCCGCTCGACGGGCAACGCTTCTGGCTCCAGGCGGATAGCCCCTGGATGGCCTTGGCGGCGGCCTTCGAGTTTGCCGACTTCCTCGAACACGGAGAGACCTATGGCAGCCGACTGCCCATCCCCCAAGACGGAAGCAACTCCGGGCTCCAACATTTTTCTGCTCTCCTGCGGGACACCACGGGCGCGCGAGCGGTCAACCTGGTTCCGTCCAGTGTCCCAAGCGACGTCTACGAAGAAGTCGCGAGGATCGCGCAAGCGTGGGTCGATGCCGACCCGTCGCCGGAAGCCGATCCCTGGCGAGGTGGAAGGATCACCCGGAAGATCGCCAAGCGACCGACCATGACCTACGTCTACTCGGCCACCCGCTTCGGGATGCAGGATATGATCCTCAAGACGCTCCGCGAGCTGGACGAGGAAGGCGAGCCCTACCTTGGTGGCGCCGACAACTACGAGGCCGCCAAGTACCTGTCCTACGTCATGTTCAAGGCCGTGGGCGAGGTCGTCTCCGCCGCCACCGCGGCGATGGAGTGGCTCAGGGAGGTCGCCAAGGTCACCGCCCGAGCGGGCGTCCCGATGGTCTGGACGACGCCGGACGGGTTCCCGGTCCAGCAGTCCTACCGCGTCCCGTATGGGAAGAAGGTCGCCGTCCACTGGAAGGGCAAGCGCATCGTTATGATGCTCGCCCAGGACAGCTCGGAGATTGACACCCGCGGCCAAGCCAACGGCATCGCTCCGAACTTCGTTCACTCGCTCGACGCGGCCCACCTCCGGGCGCTCGCACGAGCAGCGAAGGATGCGGGGATCGACCACCTTGCTGTCATCCACGACAGCTTCGCCACCCATGCGGCTCGCAGCGACGAACTTGCGCGGCTGCTCCGGGAGACGTTCGTGAAACAGTATGAGCCCGACCTCCTTGCCCGGTTTCGGGATGAGGTCGTCGCCGCTCTGCCTGAAGGCTGGGCCGATGAGGTCCCGCCATTACCACCTATGGGTGACCTCGACCTGGGGGCTGTCTTGCACTCCCCTTATTTGTTCGCCTGAACCGATAGGCACGATAATGTGTCAATTATCGCACACCTCCTTGGGAGACGAAGCTCCCGCAACAGCACAAGGAAACCAATGAAGATCGACCTTACAAAACCCGTGCAGACGCGGGACGGACGCCCAGCCAGGGTCGTCAGTGAGAAGGGTGTCGGGGCCTTCCCGGTCCTCGCTCTCATCACCGCACCGGACGGTTCCGAGCACATCCTTCGCTACACCCCTGCGGGCAACATCATGCTGGCGCCGGGGCAGAGCGCTGACGACCTCGTCAACGTGCCGGAAACCACCGAGGCCATCCTCTACATGAATGTCGGGCGGACCCATTCGGTTCTCAGCGGCGCCAAGCGGGCCGCCTCCGGCTGGCCGGTCCTGAAGCTCAAGCTGAAGGTCGGCAAGGAAATGGGCATCGAGGATGTCCGCGAGGTGCTCTCTGCTGAGGTGGTCAATGCGTAAGCCCAAGGCCCCCTCACCGACCCGTCAGCGCTACATAGCCTCCGGCCTCATCGTTCCCGATCCGGTCCGCTCGCGCGAACCTCTGACCGCCGACGAGATGACTGAGCTGGGCTTCCACGCCGCCGCGACAGCAGCCCGCAAGGCTCCACGCTCCGTGAGGGCTCGCTAAATGGATCATCCCGCCTGGAGGACCCCTCTCCACTCCATCCGAGACGCCATCACGTTCTCCTCATCCGCCAGCAGGCTCCGCGTCCCCGCCTTCGAGGTTATCCAGGGGCTCCAGCGGCATCCGCCAGCGGTCCAGATGGACGCCCTCTTCGTCGCCGCCGTGGCGATGAGCCAGGCGCTGGGGCTCGACCCTCACGAGATGGTTGTCCGCGCTCGGCGCATCCTGCCGGACGCCGAGGGCGCTTACGGCGCCGGTCATCACCTCGGCGCGGTCCGAGACTACGCCAAGGGAGAGCTGCGTTGAACAAGCAACAGGCACGCTTAGAGGCCCATCTCGACCACCTCCGCTACAACGGGCACCGTGACAGCCGCACGGTGGACCTCGTCAATCAGACCCGGCTGCTCGCTGAGGGGTACGACCTTCGTGCCCTCGACGACGACCTGAACGACTAAGGACCCCAATGCTACGCAATCGTAATCAGTACCCGAGCGTCATTACGCCCAAGGGCACCGTCGCCTGGGCCTCCATCGACGAGCCCGACTTTGAGTACAAGGACGGCGGTGAGTTCCACATCCGCGTCCGCTTCGATCCCGACGACCTGAAGGAAATCGAGGCCATCGGCCAGGAAATCCTGGACGAGGCGTTCGAGGCGATGTCCTCGGAGCTGAAGAAGGAGAAGAAGGGCGCGCTGCTCAAGAAGCTCCACAAGCGGGACGTCATCCAGATGGAGACCGACCGCGAGACCGGCGACGAGACCGGCTACGCCATCATCCGCGCGGGCAAGACCTTCCGGGTCACCCCGAAGAACGGCAAGAACGCCGGGAAGACCTTCGAGTTCACCCCGGACGTGTTCGACGCCCGCGGCAAGAAGCTGAAGAAGCGGCCCCGCGTCGGCTCTGGCTCCGAGGTGAAGATCAGCGTCAAGCTGATGGAATACTTCGTCGCCAAGGACGGCGAGATGGGCATTAAGTTCGAGCTGGAAGCAGTCCAGATCATCAAGCTCATCCAGGGTGGCAGCCGTGACGCGGCCTCCTACGGCTTCGCTCAGGAAGAGGGCGATGCCATCGAGGACGAGGACACTGGCGGCTTCAAGGACGAAGGCGACGGTTTCGAGGCTGAGGACGAGGACGACAACTCGGACTTCTAATGGTGAACCACGAGTTCTTTCTGGCCGTCACCCCCAAGGCGGCGGCCAGGACGAACGTCACCTGTAGAGGCTCCGGGAAGCGGGCCTTCCCTACCGTCTACACCGCGCCCGGTTACCGTGCCTGGCTCGACGAGGCGATGCCCAAGCTCAAGGAGCTGGCGCCTCAGTTCGACCAGGAGGTTCGCGAGCGGGACGTTCGCATCGCAGTTGAGGTCGTCATCCGGAAGCCGAAGAGCACCAAGCGTCGGCGCCCTGGAGGCGACAACGACAATTACGAAAAGGGCGTCTGGGACGCCATGACCAAGGTCGGCGCGTGGTGGGTGGATGACGAGCAAGTCGTCGAGAACCACACCCGGAAGCGCTGGGCCGGACCGGAGGAGCCTGAGGGCTACCGCGTCCAGGTCACCTTCATGGAGTGAACATGAAAGACATCGACCAGCTCATCGACGAGCTAATTGGGCGCGAGGGCGGCTACGTCAACGACCCGCGCGATGCCGGAGGTGAGACCAAGTACGGCATCACCGAGGCCGTCGCCCGCGCCCACGGCTACGGTGGGGCGATGCAGGACCTCCCGCGGGAGACTGCCGCCGCCATCTACAAGCGCATCTACTGGACCCGCCCAGGGTTCGACCAAGTGGCGGCGGTCAGCCCGGACGTCGCGGGTGAGCTGTTCGACACGGGCGTCAACATGGGACCCGCGGTTGCGGCTACGTTTCTTCAGCGGGCGCTCAACGCGCTCAACGAGAACGGCAAGGACTACGCCGACATAGCCGTGGACGGGAAGCTCGGATGGCAGACCTTCCACGCCCTCCAGAGCTACCGCACGAAGCGCGGCCTCCAGGGCTTCCACGTCCTGCTGGAGGCGCTGAACGTCCTTCAGGGCTGCCGCTATATCGAGTTGGCTGAGAGCCGCCCCGCCAACGAGGCGTTCATCTTCGGGTGGCTCCTCAATCGGGTGTCGCTGTGACCGGCCCCTTCTTCGCTTATCCGCACTATCGCGGCCATAACCGGGACAGCATCAAACAAGCCGCCAGGCAGTGGCTGACGAAGTATGGTTTGCGGCTGACGTGTGTGAGCCGAAAGCGGTTAGCCGCGTGGAGCGGGGTCACCGAAGTTGTCCTCCATGCTGAGGTCATCCGATGACGCGCGCCAACCAGCGAACTCAGACCCGCGCTGAGCAAGTAGCTGAGCACCTCAAGTCTCGCGGGCATATCTCCGAGGGCAGCGCCCTCATCGAGTACGGACGCTTCCGCCTGGGAGACGCAATCTTCCGCCTGCGGACTTCACACCGACATCTCCTCCCCGCGGGGTACGAGATTGTCACCATGCACAAGCAAGACACCAAGGGAGACCGTTATGGCGAATACCACCTCGTCCCGTCGCAGGCACAAGCAGCGCGCCAGCAGCTCGAAGCGCAACGGGATCGCGCCCTGGCGGCGACAGCCCTACAAGGGGACCATGCGGCTGGCCTTTGAGGCCGCGCTGAAGAAGGCCGGGTACGACGCCAGCGCTCTCGAAGCGGCGCCGCCCGAGCAAGTGATGCCCACCTGGACCGGACCGCGGGATGGCGTCCGCGCCTAAGCACGACGACGATAGCGAGTACGAGTACAAGACGGAGTGCGGGTTCTGCGGCAGCAAGGACAACCGCGCCGTCTACTCGGACGGCCACAGCTTCTGCTTCACCTGTCCCGAGGAGACCGCTTGGCAGCCGCCTGAAGGCGAGGAGCGCAAGGCTCCTGAGAAGGCGCCGAAGGCCAAGGCCGGTCTCCTCCGGGGCGAGCTACTCCCCCTCAAGTCCCGCAAGCTCGACGCCAAGACAGTCGAGAAGTTCCGCTACCTGAGCGGGCGCTACAAGGGCAAGCCGGTTCAGATCGAACAGTGGGCGGACGCCTCGGGCCGCATCGTGGCCCAGAAGGTCCGCGACAAGGACAAGAACTTCGAGATACTCGGGGACCCGGACGAGGCCTTGCCGCTGCCGGGGATGCACCTGTGGCGCGCTAAGGGCCGCATGGTGGTTGTCACCGAGGGCTACATCGACGCGATGTCCTTTGCCCAGGCGTCGGGTCTCACCTGGCCTGCCGTTACGGTCCCTAACGGAGCCAAGAGCGCCGCCAAGGCGATAGCCAAGGGCGCCGAGTGGCTGGAGAACTTCGACCGTGTCGTCCTCATGTTCGATATGGACGAGGTTGGCAGGGAGGCCGTCGAGGAAGCCGCACGCATCCTCTCACCGGGCAAGGCGTTCATCGCCACACTGCCCCTCAAGGACGCCAACGAGATGGTCCAGGCGGGCCGCTCGGACGAGCTGGTCAAGGCAGCCTGGGACGCCCGTCCCTATCGCCCTGACGGGATCATCCGCATCCACGAGGTCATCGAGGAAGCACTAAGCCCCCAAGGCTATGGCTATGCCTGGCCCTGGCGGGGCCTCACCGAGGCAACCTACGGCATCCGCCGCGGGGAGCTGTATGGCTGGGGCGCTGGCGTGGGCGTCGGCAAGACGACCGCGTTCAAGCAGCTCATCGCCGCCACGGCTGTCCCTCGGCTCAACGCGGACCACTCCGGTCTCGACGTTCGGGGCTGGGGCGAACCGCGCAAGGCGGGCACGCTGTTGCTCGAAGAGAACGCCCGGAAGAAGACCATCAAGACCCTGGGCGGCATGGTCCTTGGCAAGCGGGTCCACGTCCCTGGCGTTGACTTCGACGAGGCCGAGCTGCGGTCGATCCTGATGGAGGAGCTGGACCCCTGGCTCTACCTCTACGACCACTACGGCGCCAAGGATTGGGACGGCATCAAGGACATCATCCGGCACATGGTGTTGGGCGATGGGATCGCTGATGTCTACCTCGACAACCTGACGGCTCTGCTGGCGTTCGCTGACGACGACCGCAAGGCTCTCGACGTCATCATGGCGGACCTCGCCAGCATGGTCGAGCAGTACAACTTCACGCTCCACTACGTCTCCCACCTCACCACTCCTGACGGCAAAGCCCACGAGGAGGGCGGTCGAGTGCTGGAGAAGCAGTTCACCGGAGGGCGAGCCATCGCCCGCTGGAGCCACAACCTGTTCGCCCTGGAGCGCGACAAGCAGAAGCCGGACGACCCCACCACTCTCCGCATCCTCAAGGAGCGCGAGACGGGGGACGCCACCGGCAGGACCTTCGGCCTGGAATACAACCGGGACACCGGCCTCTTCGAGGAGGTGGACCTGGCGGACGGGCCGTTCAGCGACGAGACGAAAGGATCAAATGACGACTTCTGAACGAGTAATTCATGGCCCGACCGGAGAGGCCATCAGGTGTGCGAAGTTCCTCCATCGGACGCCTCAGGGTGAGTACCGCTACGCCGTGACGCTGGAGAGCGGGCTCGTTGTCGTCGATGACTTCAGTGAGAGCTTCATTCTAGACGCAACCCTCCGCCTCAAGTGTCACACGACAGCGCGGAAGAACTCCCTCCCCGAGGACAGCGACATCCGCAACAGCTATCCGATGGCGGACGGGCTCCTCGACTACTTCCCCAACGCCCTGGCTGAGGTCTCTCGCGTCTCGAAAATCGGGAACGAGAAGCACAACCCTGGCGAGCCCATGCACCATGCACGGGGCAAGTCCACGGACCATCGCAATAAGATGATGCGCCACCTGATCGACGCGGGCGGCTTCGAGGAAGTCGAAGTCAACGGCAAGATCGAGCGGGTCCGCCACAGCGCCTACCTGGCCTGGCGGGCGCTGGCCAACCTTCAGGAAGAGCTGGAACGGGAAGAGGGCTACCCCCTCGCCCGCGGCGCCAAGGAGTAAGATGCAGTCCAAAACTGATAGCATGATGGAGAGCCTGACCAACGTCGTCATCGGCTTCTCAATCAACTTCGTCGCGAACGTGCTGGTCCTCCCGGCTGTGCTGGGCATCCCGGTGAACCTGAAAGAGCTAGGTCTCATCGGGATCATCTTCACGGTCATCAGCGTGGTCCGCTCGTACACCCTCCGCCGCATCTTCAACGGACGGTCGGTCTGGCAGGCCATCAAGGATCACCTGACCATTGGGCAGCCACCTTACCTGAAGCCGACTGCCGAACAGGCACGCCTACGGGTCAAACAGCTAATCGAGAGGCCGTGAGCCTCCGCGCCAGGAGGCACCCATGATCGTCTTCGATACCGAGAGCGACGACCTCCTAGAGGGAGCCACAAAGCTCCATCTCATCACCCTCATCGACCGCGCTACAGGGAGCCGGGAAGCCTACCACGACGACCCGGCCATCACACCGAAGACCGGGTCGCTCCTCGCTGGCGTCTTGCGGCTCGCTGAGGCGGTGAGAGAGAAGCGGATGGTGGCCGGACACAACGTGATCCGCCACGACCTTCCGCTCCTCAAGAAGCTGTACCCGGACTTCCCCATGCCCCACATGGACAACGTCCTGGACAGCCTCGTGGCCTCCCGGCTCATCTGGACGGACCTCAAGGACATCGACCAGCGGGCCATGAAGAAGGGCCGCCGCCCGCCTGAGTTCAAGGCCAAGCGACTCACCGGCAAGCACTCCCTCGAAGCCTGGGGCTACCGCCTCGGGGACTACAAGGGCGACTTCTCCGGACCCTGGGACACGTTCACCCAGGAGATGGCGACCTACGGCGTCCAGGACCCTGAGGTCACCCTCACGCTCATCGAGCACATCGAGGCCCAGGACTACTCCGAGGAGGCCATCCGGCTCGAACACCGAGTGGCCGAGATTATCTTCCTCCAGGAACAGCACGGGGTCTACCTCTACCGCGACAAGGCGGAACGGCTGGCCATCGAGCTGACGGCTGAGGCCGCCAAGCTGGAGGACGAGCTACGGGAGGCGTTCCAGCCGTGGTTCGAGGCTGAGCGGAAGTACGGCAAGCGGGTCATCATGGACCCCAAGGTCCGGCGCTCCGTGAAGGTCGAGAGCGAGGACGGAGAACAGTGGCGCTCCGAGTATGAGCCCGGCGCCCCCTATTGCAAAGTCAAGCTGGTCTCCTTCGAGCCCGGCTCTAGGGACAAGATCGCGGACCGGCTGAAGACCATCTACGGGTGGCAGCCGACCGAGTTCACCCCGACCGGCAAGCCTGAGGTCAACGAGAACACCCTCGACGGCCTCGACTATCCGGAAGTCAAACTCCTCATCCGCTACCTCGTGGTGAAGAAGCTCCTCGGCACCGTCGCCACCGGCAAGAAGGCCTGGCTCAATCGCGTCAGCGAGGACAGCCGCATCCACTCGCCAGTGAACAGCAACGGCGCCGTGACGGGCCGCATGACGCACGCGGACCACCTCGCCCAGGTCCCAAAGATCAAGAAGGATCGGGAGGGGAACATCCTCCGCGGGTATGAGGGCCGGTACGGCTTCGAGAGCCGCGACCTTTTCGGCGCTCCACCCGGCAAGAAGCTGGTCGGCGTCGATGCAGACGGCTTGGAGCTGCGGATGCTGGGCCACTACATGGCCCGGTTCGACGGCGGAGCCTACGCTCGCGCGGTCGTGGACGGCGACAAGCGGGCGGGCACCGACGCCCACTCGCTGAACATGAAGGCCGTCCGCCTCCGCACCCGCGACGGCGCCAAGACGTGGGTCTACGCCTACCTCTACGGCGCTGGCGACCTGAAGCTTGGCAAGACCTTCTACGAGGATATGGCCGACGCGTGGCGCGAGGGCTTCAACGCCAAGCACCCTGGCAGCCGCCGCGAGCGGGCCTGGATGCAGCACGGCAAGCAAGGCCGGTCCCGGATCGAGCAAGGGTTCCCCGCGCTCGGTGAACTTCAGAAGGGCGTCAAGGCCAAGGCCAAACAGCGCTCGCCCAAACTACGCAGCCTCGACGGCAGGCTCCTCCACATTCGCGCACAGCACTCCGCCCTAAACACTCTCCT